CACCCGCGCCCTGTCCGGCGTGATCGACGGCCTCGACACGGTGGAGGACCGCCTGGCGGCCATAGCAGCCTCTGCCAAGCCCTACTTCCGCGTCTATGACATCACTGACTCCAGCCGCCACAACGATCTCAAGACGGCCATGTCGATCCTGCGGCCGGGCCTTGGCGACCGCCTGATGCAGCGTGTCCGCAACCGCACCCAGCGCGGCGGCATCCTGATGGCCGATATCGATCCGATCATTCAGGAGGAGAAGCGTCTTCTCGCCGCCCAGCAGGCGGAACTCGACCGGATCGAGATGGAGAAGCGGCGGCATATCAGGGTGGATGGCCGAGTAGTTGCGTATGAGCGTGACGCTTTGGCCGACGCCGAGGGTAAGCGTGGCGGGAAGCGGACCAAGGACTACTGGTGGATGCCCTACGGCCGGTTTAAAGGCCGGGGATTCAAGCAGATACACCGGGAGGCCCCGTGGTATCTGCCGAGCGTCTTGCCGCACGTGAGGGACGAGGGGCTGGCCAGGAACATCCGCAAGTTCCTGGCCGGTCGCCGCTCTTGACAAGCAAATACAACCTAGTTTGCCGCTGCTTTATCCACTCGTCAGGGTGCAGCGGGATAGAAATCAAGAACCTGCGAGCCTAAAGAAAGCCAGCCGATGCTGGAGCGGCGAGTCCGCTGAAGTCAGTCCACACACGCACGAAGTCCAGACCGCGAAACCGGCAGCGCTGGCGAGTTGAAGCACCAATAAGGCGAGTGTGGCCCGTGGCCCTCTGCGGCCGTGAGGCGGATTCCCACCTTCTCACCCCGACCGGGGTGTGTACCTACAGGAGATTTGCAGTGCTGGAGACTATGACTTTCGGCAAGTACAAGGGCCAGTTGGTCAGCCTTGTGCCTACGAATTATTTGATCTGGTGTGTGGAGTACATGGCGATTCCACCCAAGATCGTGGTCGCGGAATTGGAGCGGCGGGCAGGGCGGCACGGCACACGGGACGCGATCGAGGCGGCCTGCGCTGTGTCCGGCGTGGCGTTCAAGCAGGCCCAGACAAAGAAGAAGCGCGGGGCAAAGAAGGCCAAGAAGCGAAAACAGCCGAAGGCGTCCAGGCAGGAGAAGCGCGCCCAGCGGCAGCGAGAGCAGGCAGCATCACGGCTGGAGCGGGCGCAGGCCGAGCCGGTGGTGGGCGAGGACTACGACCGGCTACGCCTCGCATACGCGCAGGCCGGGGGCGAGGAGGACGCCTGCCCGTTCGCGACAGAGGCCGAGCCGTATGAGGGGCCAGAGATGTATTACCAGGGTGGGCAGTGGAATATAGCCCCGGACGAGTTCCCTGATTGCCGCTATTGACAAGCAGAGATAATTCAGTTTTCCCCCGCAGGAGCAGTTTATGAAAGCGAAGATGGATTTCGGAAACATCGTGATCGAGGCCGAGGGCGATGCCAAGGAAGTGTTCACCGATCTGGCCAAGGCGAGCGAGGTGTTCGGCCAATCGACCTGTGGTGCTTGCAACAGCGCCAACGTCACGCCCGTCGTGCGTGAGGTGGATGGGAACACGTATTACGAGATGCGCTGCAACCAGTGTTTCCATCGCCTTGCCTTCGGTCAGCGACGGCAGGACGGCGCGCTCTTCCCTCGCAGGAAGGACAAGGAAGGCAACTGGCTGGACAACAACGGCTGGACTGATCCACGCAAGGCGCGTGCGGTCGAGTCGGCCGAGCGCGACAGGATTCCGTTCTGATGCTGATCAACATTCATTCAACAAACGCTACCGAGATGCCCTGCCACATAGCAGAGCAGTGCCATGAGATGTGCAAGCCAGGCAGCGAGATGCAGGGTCTGTTCCATCGTGTGGCCATGCTGTCTCTGGAGGACATCGACTACCTAGCCGTTGTGGCGTATGCATACCTCAACGATCCCGATGACGGCGCAACTGTCGTTGGGTGGTGCGTCATCAGCACATGGCAGGTTGGTGAGGAGCAGCGAGTGCAGGCGCAGGGGTTCGTCAGGCCAGACTATAGACGGCGAGGACTAGCGGGTGCGATGGCGGCATGCCTGACGCACGACTTCCCTCACGAAGAAGTGCAGATTGCTGTGTTCTCGCCAGAGTTTCTTTCGATAGCCAAGCGATTAGGGTGGCAGGCAACCCAGTACAGATTGGTCGAGGATGGATGGATCGGAGTTGGCACTGCTGATGGGCGAGACATCGGAACCGGGACTGACGAGAAATGACTACATGCTCATGCACGGGCGGTGCGCCGTCTGCCACTGGCCCGCAGACAGGCCGGGCAGGCGGCTGGAGTTGCATCACATTGTTGGCGGGCCGGGCCGCAAAGATTTGCCATGCGGCAGCAACTGGCTGTGTATATGTGGTCGCTGCCACCATGCGCTTCATTCGCAAAAGATGCCGGGGTACGGCGACCTCACGCATGGGGCGATCCTCACGGCCAAGGCCGAGGAGGATGGGCCGGTGGACGAGGAGAGGATCGCAGCATTGCGCCGTTGGAAGGCACTGCCCTACCATCAATCCGAGATACCCGAGGCATATCTAGCCGACAGGCACAGGAGAGGGGGCGAGCCGTGGCCGTAAACAGCAGGCGTAAGGGCAAGACCGGCGAACTGGAGGCATGCCACACGCTGCGCGAACTGTTCGGCTGGGCGGCCATCCGCACCCAGCAGCGGACAGGCTGGTCGGCCAACGGCGACAGCCCGGACATCGAGGTGGTGCAGACTCCCGATTTGTTCTGGGAGATCAAGCGGGTGCAGAGGCTCAATATCCCCCGCGCGCTGACGCTGGCAGGGAAGCAATGCGGCAGGAGGTGCCCAGTACTAATGCACAGGCCAGATCGCTCGACCAACGGGTGGATGCTGACGATCCGGCTTGCTGATCTACCGAGGCTCGTCCATGCCTACCAGACGGCGACTGACAGCGAGGGTGCGCAGGGCAGTCAGGTTTCTGCGGCGGCACTTTCCGCTGCGCACACCGCTGACTGTACGAGTGGTTGACCAGCCTGGGCTGCACGGAACTGCCCACTACGGGGGTGACCGCTGTCTTATAAGGCTGTCACCCGATAGCGACACAGTAATGATCGATAGTCTAGTAGAGGAGTACAGCCACCTAGCCAGAGCGGAGTGCCCGGTCCCCATAGTGGACGATCACGATGCTTTGTTCTGGGCGATCTACGGTGCGATTTCTTTGAAGATGAGGGGAGAGACATGAGCGTTCCACCGGCAGAACAACTGCTGCAAAAGTCGATCGAGGCCGTCACCGATAGGCGGCAAACATATGGCGCTCCCGGCGACCACTTCGCCCGGACGGTCGGCGCGGTCAACAGCATCTTCGCGCACAAACTGCGGGAGCCGCTGACGCCCAGCGATTGGGCACAGATCATGGTGATTGACAAACTGAGCCGCCATCAGGGCCAGCCGATTCAGGACAACCCCGTCGATGTTGCTGGCTATGCAGCCTGCTGGTGGGAATGCCAGACGAACGAGACATGAGCGCTATGGACAACGTGATGGAGGCCACGCTGGAGGGGCTTGGCCGTGACGAACTGGCTGGCGCGTACCGGGGAATCTGTGGCATGCTGCTGGTTCATACGGCATTGGCGTTCCGGCGCAAGCCGACCACGAAGAAGCAGGAGGCGATGCAGCGCAACCAAGCGAGGGAGTGGGTGCGCAGTCAGGTTGGGCTGATCACATTTTGCGAGGCGTGCGAGGTGATGGGGATGGACGAGGAGAGGGCACGAAGAGACATCATGGCGGTTGCATATCAAGAGCGGTCGGCCGCCATAAACCGAGTAGTCTTCGGAGTTCGACAGAATGCCCATCACGACGATGCCTCTGGCGGTGGCCAGCGAGGCAACCACTCTCAATGACCGCGTCTCGGCCTATCTGGAACTGGCCCGGCAGAAGGCCGCTGGCGGGATCACAGTGGCCGAGTTCGGGGAACTGGTAGTCGGTGGCCTCCGGCTTTCGATCGCCGCCGTGGACGCTCTGGCGGCCCCTGGTGCCGACAAGAAGGCCACGGTTGTCGAGGTGGCCGGGACAATATTCGACCAGTTTGCCGATCTCATGATCCCGTTGGCGCTGCGCCCTGTCTGGTGGATTGTCAGGCCAGCCGCCCGAGCGCTGACCACCTCGCTGGCATCCGGCGCAGTCGAGGTTCTCCTGCCGATGATCAGGAGCAAGGCATGACTGTCTGGATTCTGGTAGCCGCAGTAGTCCTGTTGCTTATGTGGCCAGCGCCACAAGCGAAGCAGAAGCCAAGCCTTCTAGGCCCGGTCGCCCAGCCCGAATACCTCGACGCCGTCCGGGCACTCCAGTTGGTTCGCATGCGGCTGGCCCAGACCGAGCGGCTGGATGCTGCTGCCGAGCAGTCGATCGAGGCGCTGACCCTTGCCTTGATAGCGGGGCACGAAGCGAAATGAGATGGATCGCAATCATTGCCGTGGTGCTGTTTGGGATCTGGTACACAGCCCCAACCCAGCCGGAGCCTGCGCCGCCTGGGGCGCTCGATCTGCGTGGCACCTTCCAGGGTGCAACGGCTGCGGAGGATGCCGCCATCCTTGCTGCGATGGCCGACGAGATAGCGAACGTGATCGAGTATGACGGCGAGCAGGAGGAGCCGCTGCTTGGCACCGGGCTTGCGCTCGATTCGCTGCGGACAAGGACGCGCGAGTTTGTGTTGCAGGGGCAGTCGCTTGGGCAGCGCCACCCTGCCATGCGCAACATCGTGGCGGGCTATCTGGAGGCAGAACTGGGGACTAGCGGGGGGGCCATCTCGAACGAGCAGCGGGCCAAGTGGGTCAGCGCATATCGTGAGATAGCGAGGTCTGCCCGCCATGCGATATCGCAGTGACCTCGCCGCAGTAGCGGCTGCTATCCTCCTGGCCATCGCATTAGCGATGACGTTCCGGCCGATCGCGGTCGAGCGCTACGGCTACAGCCCCAACCCCGAGGGTGCCAAGGAGTTCGCTGCCTCCCTCCCGACGCCGACGTTCGCGCAGGCGGCACCCGACTGCATGGCCAAGGCAGCGCCGGAGGACACGTTCCTCTGGCGGGCGATGGATGCGGCGCATCGCTCCCGATATGGCGAGCCATTCCGGGTCAGCCACCAGCGGATAGGTTCGTGCGTAGCCCACGGCGCGGCCCATGCCGTCTACTGTTCGGAAGCGGTGGCTTGGTCGCAGGGGGAGCGGGACGAACCACCCCTCCTCGTCCACCAGGGGGCGCTCTGCGGGGTTTCCAGGGGCGAGGCGAGGGGGAAGCCGGGCGACGGCGCGCGCCCGTATGGGGGCTTTTCAGATGGCTCTACGGGGTATCACGGTGCCAAGTGGCTGCGGGA